ACCTATGACCGACGAGGAACGCCAGAGAGCTAAGGAAAGGGACAAAGCTAACCGTACCCCCTACAGTGAAAATACGTGTGTTTCCTGTGGGAATATAGCAGCTACAGATTTCTGTGAGTTTTGCCTGAGAGAGGAATAAGAATGACGAATGATGATATCATAAAAATGTGTCGATCCCTTGCGAGGAAATATAACGATCCGCAAGAGTATGACGATCTAGTGTCTGAGGGTGTTATCAAATGCCTTGAGTTGAGGGCAGAAGGTAAGACAAATGGTGCAATCCTGCACAAGTCAGCAGCCGTTGCCATGAACGAATACTACAACATCAAGAGGGCCATTGTACACGTACCAGTGCAAGGTAAAGCTAAGTCTATGACCGCTGATGATGATGTCGATGGTTGGACTGCTACAGCCTTACAACAGGCACTGTATGGTGATTCTGTAGAGTATGAAGAGTATATGTCTCAAGTGCCATCGACAGAAGACTTGTACGAACATAAAGAGTGGTTGGCTTATGTACAATCACTGGCTGTATCTAACCTGAATGCAGACGATTGGAAGTTGATGAAGATGCGTTTCTGGGAAGATATGACACAACAGGAAGTGTCAGAAGTGTTGCAAATAAGTCGCCAAGCAGTAACAAAAAGAGAAAAAGCTGTACTTTCTAAGTTGCATAGGTTGCTAGAACTCGAAAAAAGTACATATAAGCAAGTGTCCCCTTTACGTATAACTTAAGTTTTCTGCTTAGGTATACTAAAACTACTAGAGAAGGAAACATAAGTATGGATGACGATGAATACCTAGATAGTCTTATGTCAAAGGCAGAGAGAACACTTGATGACGTAGCTAATGATGTAAGAACGCATCTTTCAAGTGCGGTAGAAAATTTCATAAAAGCTGGAAAATACCTTCTTGAAGGTCGTGAGATGCACAAAGGTGACCGTGAATTTGGTAGGTGGTGCAAGGAACAATTCCCTGATTTGCACAGGAACACAAGGTTGCAACTTATGCAGATTGGGGAGCGGTTTCCTGCACACCAAAGTATGCACAACAGTTTTACAGTCTTACGTGAGTTAGCTGCACCATCTGTACCAGACGATTTGGCAGAAGGGTTTTTGTCGTCACCAGAACCTGTAAAAGTAAAGGACGTACAAGAGGCAAAAGCAAACTACAAGGAAATGCAGTCAGAACCTGTCTTTGAAGATATTAAAACGGAATTAGACAGTGGGAATATAACAGCGTTTGAAGCCACTGAGCGTGTAAAAGAACGTAAGGCAAGTATGCCAACTGTACCAGAATACAATGTGTCAGAGGCTATGGGTGCAATCAAAGGTATCGCACAGATGTACGGTAAGCGGTACAATGGAAATACAGAAGATGCTGCACAAGTGCTTCTGGATAAAATAATGGAAGGATATGATCAAGATGACGTAGGATTAAGTATCGCAAGAGACTATGCAAAATGGTTTTTGTCGTTAAAGGAAGTGTTAGACCTTGTGGAACCAGAATTACAAGACTTCTTGACAGAGAAACCAGAACTTAAAGTTGTAAACTAGGAGACCCGATATGACAACTATTTCAGCAGTATGGAACACAGCAAAGCAACAGTGTCTAGATTTGGACATGCAACCAAGCGTTGGTAATGCAAAGAAGCTAATCAAACGTGGTGGACGTTCTATGAAAGATGCGAAGAATTACGTTGCACGACAAGCGTTTCTCAACATTGCAGATAAACCATACACAAATGAGTTTGGAGAACAAGAGGCACTAGGTTCTATCTGTGATCGTAACATGGAATATGCAGAACGGTTCGTTGAAAAGAACATGGCTAAGTTTCAAGGTGGTGTTAACAACATGACTGATGCAACATTGTACATTATGCGTAGACAACGTGAGCAGCTTGATACATTGACAAGCGAAGGTGATAAGAACGTGTTGTTTAAATCTCGCCGTAAATCATAAATAAACTGGAGAGTCACATGGCAGAATTAGCACACAAACCGTGTCCTTATGTGTCGTGTGGCTCTTCTGATGCTTTCAGTTACAACACTGATGGTTATGGGAAGTGCCACGCTTGCAACACAAGTTATCCATCCAGACGAGAGATGTTTGACTGGGCAAAAGAAAAATACCCCACCAGTGGGAATAAGGAATGGGATGATATGAATGTGATAGATTATACACCTAAGAAAATAGAATCTGTGGATTCAGGTCGTTACCAATCCATGCGTGGTATCAATGCTACGACAATGGAAGACTACGGTGTAAAGACATTCCCTGATCGTCAGGAATATGTATACCCCAGTGGGGGAATTAAGGTTCGTCGTCTTGATGAAAAGGCATTCTATACTAAAGATGGCTTCAAGGGTGATGAACTGTTCGGCATGAACCTGTTTACATCTGGGTCGTCTAAGATGGTAACGGTAACAGAGGGCGAACTAGATGCCCTGTCAGTGGCACAAATGCTTAAGAGCAGCTACACTAACCCTGTTGTCTCTTTACCCTCTGCTACACCCTCTAAGAAGCTCTGGGAGAACTGTAAGGAATGGTTAGATGGGTTTGAGAAGATCATTCTATCTGTCGATACAGATGACGCAGGTAATGCTCTTGCAGATCGTATGGCTAAGTTGTTCCCTAACAAGGTCTATCGTGTACCACACGACAAGTACAAGGATGCTAACGAGTTTCTACAGAATGGGGCGCAAGCAGAGTTCAAAGGCGCATGGTGGAATGCAAAGAAGTATACACCTGAGAACATCCTAAACACCTCTGACCAGTTCTTGTCGTTGTATCACGATACACCAGAGCATGTGTATGTAGAGACAGGTATTCAAGGTCTGGACGACAAAATCTTAGGTCTGATGCAAGGCCATTTCACAGTGTTTAAAGCACCTACAGGGATCGGGAAGACAGAACTTATGCGGTATCTGGAGTACCGTATGATTACAAATGGTGTACCGATTGCTGCATGGCACTTAGAAGAGACCAAACTACGGTCTCTACTTGGTCTTGTGTCGTATCACTTGAACGACAATCTGACACGCAGAGATTTGATCGAAGAGAAAGGACGAGAAGAGGATGTCATACAGGCCATTAAAGACATCACTAAAGACGAGAACTTCTATCAGTTCTACTTAGGTGATGGTCAAGGGGCTGAAGATTTGATTGACCAGATCAGGTTCTTTAGTCAGGCTTGTGGTTGTAAGTTTGTGTTCTTTGAACCTATCCAAGATGTAATCTCTGGATCATCTGAGGAAAGCAAGGAACAACAGTTGGCTGACCTGTCAGTACGTCTGTCTAAACTTGCAGCAGAATTAAACGTAGGTATCGTAAGCATTGGTCACACTAATGAGAACGGTGACTTCAAGTATTGTAAGATGATTGGTCAACGTGCATCAGTTATCATCGACTTGTATCGTGACAAAGAAGCTGAAGACCTACAGGAACGAAACACAACGTATCTCAAGATTGAGAAGAACCGTCCATCCTCTGAGGAAGGTGCAGCAGGTAAGATGCGGTTCAACTACGATACATTTACACTACGAGAGGTAATATAGTGCCAGTATTCGATATTGAAACAGACGGTCTGTTAGATCAGATGACAAAGATACATGTTCTTTCGTGGAAGGGTGACGATGGAAATGTGCATCATACCCACGACTATGATGCTATGCGTATCTTCTTCACAGAAGCACCTACACTGATTGGTCACAACATTATCAGGTTCGACATCCCTGCCGTGGAAAAGATACTTGGGGTTGAGGTTAAGGCTCGTTTGATCGACACTCTACCTTTGTCGTGGTATCTTAATCATGATCGTATGCGGCATGGGCTTGAGGGCTACGGAGAGGACTATGGAGTACCTAAACCAGTTATTAAGGACTGGAACACTCTAACACCAGAAGAGTATGCCCACCGCTGTAATGAAGACGTTAAGATCAACTCTCGTCTTTATCGTGATTTAGACCTTAAGTTGAACAAACTATATCAGGACAGCGAAGAGAAAGACCGCTTCATTGACTACCTTATGTTCAAGATGGACTGTGCTAGAGAGCAAGAGACCCTGCGGTGGAAATTAGATGTAGACAAGGCTAAGGCCCACCTACAGGAATGGGAGACCCTGAAAGATGAAAAGACAGAAGCCCTCGCTGACGCAATGCCAAAACGTAATCTATTTGCAACACGACAAAAACCAAAAGTCATGCACAGGAAAGATGGTAGTCTATCTTCACATGGGGAACGCTGGGTTGAGCTTTGTAAGCAAGAACGGCAACCAGTATCTACACAAAGTCTGGTGGTTAAGGTGGGAGAAGAAAGGGCAAATCCTAACTCTGTGGAGCAAGTCAAAGATTGGCTCTTTAGTCTGGGGTGGAAACCTCGAACCTTCAAATTCTTAAGGGACAAGGTAACAGGTGATGAACGGAAATTGGAACAAGTACGGAAAGACGGAGAACTCTGTCCCTCAGTACGTGAACTGGTTGAACAGGAACCCTCTATTGCTTTGCTTGATGGCCTCTCTGTTCTTTCTCATCGTATTGGAGTTCTTAAATCAATGGTTGAGTCAGAAGACGATGGATACGTGCAAGCTACTATTGCAGGGTTCACTAACACACTCCGCTTTCGTCACGCCCGACCATTGGTCAACCTGCCATCAGTTGATAAACCCTACGGAGCAGAAATCAGAGGGTGTCTAACTGCACCTGAAGGTTACACTCTGTGTGGTGCTGATATGACATCGTTAGAGGATACGACAAAGAGACACTACATGAAACCATTAGACCCTGATTATGTCGCTGAGATGTCTAAGGATGGGTTTGACCCGCACCTTGACCTTGCTAAACACGCAGGTGTTATCACGCAAGATGATATCGACAAACATAACTCAGGGGAACGTAGCCTCAAGGCACTACGTAAGAACTACAAGGTGGTGAACTATAGTGCTACGTATGGTGTAGGAGCCGCTAAACTGTCTCGTGAGACAGGTATGACTAAGACTGAGGCACAGACTCTGCTAGATGCATTCTGGTCACGTAACTGGTCAGTACAGAAGGTGGCAGAAGGCTTACGTGTACGTGAGTTATTCGGTTCTATGTGGGTTCAGAATCCTGTGTCTAAGTTCTGGTATTCTCTGCGGTCTGATAAGGATCGCTTCAGTACACTGAACCAAGGTACAGGCGTATTCTGTTTCGATAGTTGGGTGGCAATGTGTCGCAACAACGGTGTCAAGACTATCGGACAGTTTCATGACGAGATTATAGCATTAGTAAAAGAAGGAGAAGAGCAACAAATACAATCACTTATGGAACGTGCAATCGAGAAGGTCAACGACAAGATACAACTTAACGTAGACCTTGGGGTAGATGCACAGTTCGGACGGACATATGCAGATGTCCATTAGAAATAAATATGGAACTTTGGTAGCAAAGTCTCTAAAAAAGTACATATATATAGATACCAGACTCGACGAAAGGAACCAGTATGGGTAAGAAAGTATACGTAGAATGCATGTTGGAATGGTCTAAGTTACGTCCAGAGGATCGTGACATGGGGCCACAAGATGGTTCTGACATGGCTCGTAAGTTTGATGAAACACAAGGACAATATGTCGTTAATTGTGTTGTCAATGACGAGCAAAAGTCCAAGATGATTAAGGACGGTATCCCTAACAAGGGAATGATGGCTCAACTCTTTAAGACCGACAAAGAGGGTAAGGAATACTACAAGGCTAAACGGCCTCATATGAACCCTAAGTTTGTCAACAAGGACACAGGGGAGAATGGCGTAGTTATGGGGCCACCTGAAATCCTGATGCAGACAGACAGTGGGTATGAGCCATACTCATGGGACAGTTTAGGTCTTATTGGTAACGGTACTAAAGCTATCATCAAGTTTGATGTATGGGACAATAAGATTGTTACGATGGAGAAGATTGCCATCACAGAGCATGTGCCATATGTTCAAGAGGAGCCTGTATTTTAATGCAAGTAATCATCACTGCTATTAACGACATCGAAGATGATGGAGTAGACGGTGAAATGAGCATGACTCGTAACATCGAAGACTTACAAGGTCTCTCGCAACTATATGCTGATGCAGCTAGGGCAATGGGCTTTACGTATGTCGAAGATGTAGGCTTTGAGAAAGATGATGGTGAAATGACCTTCGGAGTATCTTGGTAATGAGTAAACGCAAAGTGCTGATCGACGGTGACATTGTTGCTTACAGGTCAGCCTTTGCTACTCAAGACTTGTTGCCCAAGGATGCAGAAGAAAAGTTTGAAATACTTATCGACTACATTCTTGAGCAATGCTTAGATTTTCCTACACCAGATCAGTATGAGATATACTTGACTGGTAAAGGTAACTTTAGGTTTGACGTAGCAAAGAGCCATATCTACAAAGGCAACCGTAAGGATGCACAGAAACCACTACACTTATATCATGTACGGCAATATGCCATAGAGAAGTTTGGAGCTATTGTGAGTGAAGGAGAAGAGGCAGATGACCTTATAGCAATCGAAGCAACTAGGCATGGCCCTGATACTGTCGTGGCCTCTATCGACAAAGATATGTTGCAGATACCCTGTACACACTTCAACTTTGGTCGTAACGAGTGGTCAGATGTCAGTGAATGGGAAGGTCTTAAGTTCTTCTATAAGCAAATCTTAACAGGTGATGCAGCAGATAACATTATTGGCTTGTATAAGGTTGGCCCAGTAAAAGCAGATAAGATGCTAGATGGTGCAACAACAGAACAAGAAATGTATGAACGATGTATCAATGCTTATAATGGTGACATAGACCGTGTAATAGAAAATGCCAGACTACTCTGGCTGAGACGAGAAGAGGGTCAATTATGGGAACCGCCCGTAGCAGTAAAGCAAAAGGACGATTAGGACAACAGGAGATTAGAGATACTATTCTCAAGACGTTTCCTGAACTAGAACCCGACGATGTTCGTTCTACTGCTATGGGCCAGTCAGGGGAAGATATCCAACTGTCACCGAAGGCAAGAAAGATACTTCCCCTGTCTATAGAAGTTAAGCGACGAAAGAGTTTAGCGACAGTCTATGATTGGGTAGAGCAAGCTAAACAAGGTGGTCAATATGAACCTGTCGTTTTCTTTAGGGGTGATCGTAAGGACTGGGTTGTTATGATCGGTCTGGATCATTATATGGAATTAGTAAGTAAGTGGAGAAAGTAATGGGCAAACGGTCTAACTTTGAACGTGTTGAAAGAGACTACTACCCGACACCAATAGAGGCCGTTGCCCCTTTGATCGACCATCTACCTCAAGAGACTTTTGACTTTGTTGAACCTTGTGCAGGTGATGGTCGGTTAATTCAACATATCCATGACCTTACAGATGGACATGGGACTTGTATTTATGCTTGCGATATTGAACCACGACATCCAGACATTATTCAGCATAATGCTCTTGATATTGACTTTGGTG